CAGCCACAAAAAAATCCTCTTTTATATAGAATAATTAGTTTCTTATAAAAAAAGACAGAGTTGGTTAACTCTGTCCATATTTCCTAGAAAACTGTTGCGGAGGAGGGGGCTGGTTGTGCACACTTAAAGTTTGTGCTTTGCCTCCTTGGCCTTTGGAGGCGCGCTCGATTGCCTCGTTCTCCGCTTCAAGTTGTTTAAGAAGCCGCTCGACAAACCATTGTCTTAAACCAATGGGCAAATTATAGGCTTCTAAAATCGACCACGAACCTGCGTATTTGAGAAAGAAAAACTGCTCATATACGTTTTCCATGTAGTCATCGGTCAGGCCAAAAAAAGTCCGCGGTCAGCGGGACCTCCATTTCCTGTTCGTAGTCACACCCACTGCATTCAAAATGCTGTGTCAGGTCTACGTTGGGCGTGGCGACCCGATAGGCGTTGCGGAGGTGGCGCGCATCATGAGAAGGCATGTTTTCCACCACATATTTGATGGCTTCACCGGTCGTGTTGCCATTAACAGACACAATTATACTTGATAAGTGTCTTGTAACATTGTGATCTGGCTCGTTCTTTTTCTTTTTGTCGTGCTCCAGACCATTAACATAGTTTTTTTCGTCATAGCCAACCAAAAGCTTAAAGTTAATCTTCAGTTTGGTGCGAGGAAGCTCCGTTAAAAAAGTGCCGTTTTCTTGAGGGCTCGCGCCATACTCCGCAGCGTGTTCGCCCCCATAAATTGTGGCCGAATTAAGATCAAATCCATATTTCTGAACTTCGCCGCAGCTAGGACAAGTGATTTGCGTGGAATAATCATTACCATAGGCAGAAACTCGCGCAGCAACAATGACCGCATTTCTATCCCCAATCAATAATGAGTCAGGATCAATCGCCTTATTAACAATGATGTTGCTAATCACCCTTTCCAAGGCAACGCCTTTCTTGAGCAGCGACCGAGAAGTTAAAATATCTTCTTCTTTGGCGGTCATTTGACGTATTTCGATATGGTCCTGTGCGTGGAGGGGATGTCCAGTGGGATAAAACTTTCCTTCGGAAGGCAAATCCACAAGTTCTGTGGGAATGATGAAAGAGAAATCACTTGAGCTTTCATCTTCTTGCATCACGTGAGGGGGTACCGGATTAGCATCGGTCTGCGTAGCCCCTACGCGGTTTTTATTTCGTGACAATATACACCTCTATTTTAAATTATTTGTCTTACGCGCCAGTCGTTGTGGCGAAGAATTCGGTTCCACCGCTTGCGTTGACGCCCTCGGCCACAGAAGTACCAGCGGTAACCACGCGCGCCCAGTCGTACTTCAAAGTGACGGACATTTCTACCAATGCATCGTCTCCATACGCCAAATCTCCATATTTAACCTCGGTAATAAAGGCATTGTGGAGCGTCCAAGTTTCCAAATCACCCCCATCTGCATCGATTTGAATGATTTCTACTTGGCCAAGGGCGCTAGCGGCCTTGGCTTTGGACATTGTGCCCATCGCATCGGCGGTCGCAGGAGGCTGGTAGCCGCCCGCCTGAATGATGTCGGCGAATGTGGCAGTCATATCGGGATCGCTCGGATCCACTAGAGTAAGACTCACATCCTGCCAAGTAACAGCGCCGGGATAAAAGAACTTATGGTTTAAATAAGCGTGTTCGGTAGCCTCAATTGTGAATGATGGCTTTGTAACGGTTTTTGCGTACCACATCACAGCAGCATCGGTGGAGCCGCCGCCTAGCGCTGAAAAAATTACTTTAAATCTAAATTTTCTTTTCGGATCTTTGGGTTCGCTCCCGTCGCCCTTAAAGTCTGTTGACCAAAATGCCATTTGTTAATTACTCCTTTTATATTTTTAATTAGTATACAAGACTAAAAGGTCCTGCTTTATTTTAATCATCAAATGATGCGCCTGTGGAAGCAATCACGAAGTCAATCGCGATGAACTCGATGGCACGGGCGGGTTTGATCATAATCTTCGCATACATGATGTTTTGATCGATCAGATCATCCGTAGTGGTAGTTTCATCAAGTATGAGCTTATAATCAGTAATACCATATTGTGTTTTCACGTTGGCCAGCAGTGGCTCAATAAGCGCTTTGAATTTCGCCCATGTGGTGGAAACATTTTGCTCAAACAAGACTTTTGTGGAAAGAATTGAAATTTGCTTCTTCAAGTAAATAACGAGCCTTCTAACATTAATTCTATCTAAAGCAGACTGTTGGGACGACTGCAAGGTCTTCTGACCAAATACCACGATTCCAGTTGAAGGGAAGGAGGCAATTGGATTGATGTTAGACGCATACAGGGTGTCTCTCTGTTTAGACGTAAGACGCTCCGTAACACCTGTAACCGAAATACCTGCGGCGCCTTCTGTGAGACCACCTCTGTTAAATCCGGCTGGCGCGAACCATACGGCCGCCTTCTTTTCAGAACTAGCCAAGACACCACACATCGCTACGGTAGGTGGAATCCACACTAGCTGACCGGTGCTATCGTCTCTAGTTTGAACCCATGGATAGAAAGTGGCACCATAGCTCGAATCTATACCACGGGCAATCAATGCATCGGCCGCTTGCTGGGGAGTGGTTGCAACTCGGTCGCCTGCGGTCGGGCGCGTGGCATAGCTGCCCTCTGCGCGCGGAAGATAAACACTCGGAAGATCAATGATGGATAGCGAATCACCACGATTTTCGGTCAGTCGTACCATGGTGGTAGTAAGACTCGCGTTGGTGAGACCCGGCGCAGCTAACAAGTTCATGTCTACGAATTCCGGATCCGCCACGGTGTCGATGGCTCGGCGCCATGTCCAAAAAACATAATTGTTTGTAGTTGTGGAAGAATCGTCCATACCTGCGTTATACATTGGATCCGGTACACGAATGTCAAATCCATCGAAGGCACCCCATATGGGAGCAGTGAAAGAATCATAACCAGCGTTAAGAAGAGTCTTATAGGTGCTGGCCGCCTGGGATGAGATACTTGTCTGGTCCGTTCGCGAACCAGAACGATAAAAATAATTACCCGTGGAGCTTGACACAATATTGTCAAGTGTAAAGATATAAGCATGCTTATCAATTCCAGTCGCCGTGGTGGCGGCAGGATCAGACGGGACGGCTCTGGACCATAATCTGTGACAGTCACCGACGCCCGGTAAGGTTACAGTGCTTCCAGAAGTACGTGTTGTTTGCATTCCGAACGACGCCTCGGTCGGATCACTTAAAGCTCCATCAGAAGCAGAAACCCTCAGACGAACCGACGGGAAAGCAAGAGTTCCACTGGTCTGCACAGATGCTGAGATCGTAGTGCCCACTCTCGTCGATGTGGTCGCACTCCAATCCGGCAATAAGGTCTCAGCGAATACGTAATAGCTGTCGAATGGGGAGGAGACCGATTGCGAGCCGATGTTTAAGGTCATGTCCGCAAACTTGGGAGGTCCCCAGTAGCCAAACGGGAGCAGTGTCTTGTTTTTGCCGCCAGGTAAGCATGCAGATGTGGGATCCACATAAATAAACTTGGACATGTTAGGATAAACACCCACTTCTTCAAGATAAGCTTGAGCGCCGGCAGTATTCCATTTGGTATACTTGGTACCAATTCTCCGGCAAATAAAATCAGGAGAAACGGGATTCATGTTGAGGTTATCAAAACGTTCCATAACTTGCTGATTGTTGTCCGTGTCGTTAAGAGCACGTAGTACAACGGAGAATGTACCATAATCATTAGTGAGCGATGTAGAAGCGCGAATATTTTCAATACTTACCTTCACGCTGCGCTGGAGCCATTCGCCATGGCCGCGGCCAATGAGGCGGAAAAGGCGCGTAGGTGAGGTTTCGGGATTAAAATCGGTGGCCGCTCCCAAATCCTGGCCAATGAACCACCCTGTTTGAGCTGCGCGGGACGCTTTATTATACATATTGGCGGGGCCAGGATCATCGGCGCCATCATCCAACTGAATGCCGGTTACGACACCAACCAAGTTGCCACTCGTAAGGTCGGCATCAAGCATTTCCTGTTCGAAGGTCTCGCCGAGCCACCAATCTACTTCATCAGCGGCACGATAAAAATCGCCGCCGGCGCGTAATTGTGGGTTTGTGTTGAACTGCTTACGGATAAAAGCTTCGCTCGTATCATCAAAGTTGAAAGTTACTTTCTTCGCAACGCCCGAATCGGTATTAGAGCCACTAACAACAGCCGTGAAGCGACCGGTGCCGTCAGACACGACCAGGGTGCCGGCGACCGTCTCAGTGCGGAGGGCCGCATCGGCGGCCTGACCATACAGACTTCCTGAAAGCGCAATGCCGCCTACATCATTGTACCAAATAGCAGCTAGCTTCAGAGAGTTACTGCCTGTAAATGCCCAAGTAGGGTTGGCGGCTAGTTCGGCTATCGAGGCGGACTTTGCGACAAAGAGCCCGTAGGCCCCGCCAGCAGTGGCATCGCCTAGGAAGTTGTCGGTCTTCCAGCCGGCATATCCAGTGGTGGCGTTGTCGTGCTGTTGGCCTAAAAGCCTAATGTAAGTGATGGGCGCCACATTGGCACGCAAAAACGCTTTGGCGGCATACGTTCCATACATGGGCGATTGCATGTCGTTGCCCTCGCGATATACGTCGCCGCCGGTGTTACCGGGAACGGTATCTCCAAACATTTCAACAAATTGTGAATATGATTCAACTTTGGTGGGCGTCATTGAGAGGCCGCGGCGTGCACGTCCGATGATCACCGGACCGATAATATCTGCTTTTTTAGGTATAGTAGAATTATCGATTTCGTGAATAAAAACTCCTGGAGATACGAATTTAAAACTTTTAACTGACATGTTGTGGGGCCCTTCCTTTTCTAAACAACTAATTTATATTGTTAGACAATCACCATTAAATAGTATTTTCAAGTTCAAAAGTCCTGAAGAGAATCAATAAAACGCGTTTTGGTTCAGGAACTAGTGCGAGTACTCTTAATCATCGCATTCAGACGAATCTGGTGTGGAGTCTTCGGCATCTGCATCGCCTTCGTTGCTTTCGGGATACCACCATTCAGAATTATAAATGGAGTTGGTCGGGAGAATGGCACTATTTTCAAAATTAGGATCACCGATGTGCTCCTTTTCGTACCTCCTTTCGCCGGTTTCTGGATCTATCCAACCAACATGGCCTTTTCTTCTGCTACCTAGTAGGTTGTCCGGAGTAGCATTCCATACGGTTTGGATCTGCTTAACTTTTGTCTGTCCGGAGGCGTTTTGGCTTATATCTTCCTC